TTTATTATATACCCTTAAAAAAGGAGCTGATCCAGCTATAGAAGCTATTAAAGCTAGAAATAAAAGTTTAAAAGATCAGACTGTACAGAACGGTTTAGCACAACTAAGACGTGGTGAAGCACAGTTTAGAGCAGATAAAAATGCTCCTATCTCTCAACCACAACAAGGTGCACACATAACAGAAGTTGAGCCACAAAAAGCTAGGGAGCAGCTATCCCGTACACGTAACGAGTGGGGATCCGAAGAAGGGTCTGCTGGGTCAGTTACTACACCATTAGAACGTGAGCGTATAGCACAAGAATCTGCTACAGATGCAGCTCAAATAGAACGTATATATAAAGGACTTGTTAGTAGTGACAAGTTTGCTAAAGAACTAGAAGCTGCAAAAGGTGACAGAGTTAAACTTGCACAAACATTTAAAGAGTCAGTAGAAGCACATCAACGTATTACACAAGGTAGAAATGCTGCTGACATGTCTGCTAACGAGTACTTAAAAGAGTTAATAGAAGCTCAGCCCGATATTATTGATGGTGTCGAAGTATGGACATCTAAAAACGTAGTAATAGCTGATCTAATATCTGGTACATTACTTAGACAGTTACGTGATACAGGTATTGCAGGTCGTGAAATAGCAGATTTAGTTGATTTAGCAGACATAGATGGACCAGCTAAACAGATTGTTGATACTATGCTGACTGCATTATATCAAACTAAGAAAGCTAGATTTGTAAAATCTGATTCATTTAGAGCTTTAAGTGCTGGTAAAGGATCTAAGAAAGCTGTAGAAGATGCAGTTGCAGAAGAAATGGTTGACATGAAAGAGTCAATTATGACAATGCTTAAGATAGCCAAAGAAGATCCTAGTGATGATTTAATGAACGCATTATTTGAATCCTTTTCTATGATGAAAGATTTAAATACTTTAGAAGATTTTGATAGATGGGCTAGAACAATACTAAAAGGCGGACCACTTCAAGAAGGCGGTATCAATCGTACCGGTGCTCTTATAAGAGAGCTTGAGGGAGTTATGACTCATGGTATTTTATCTGGACCTAAAACTCCGATGCGAGCAATTATGGGTACGTCGACTGCAACATTTTCGAGACCTTTAGCAACAGCACTTGGAGCTATTATACGATTTCCATTTACTGGAGATGCGGCTACAGTTCGTTCAAGTTTGGCAGCTACAAATGCTTTAATAGATGCTATACCAGAATCATTTGAGCTATTTAGAACTAGACTAAATTCATACTGGAAAGGTGATTTAAGTAATATTAAAACACGTTATTCTGATTATACAAAAGGTGACGCTAACTGGGAAATACTTAGACGTTGGGCAGAAGACAGTGGTAGAGCTGATGATGGCGAAAGAGCTGCATTTGCTTTAGCTAACATGGCACGTAGTATGA